AACAATAACCGTATTCCCTGAAGAAATTACTATAGTGTGATATTCTGGTAATATCGTATCAATTGATATTACTGTATTTGAACTATAAGTTTTTATACCATCATCATATATTTCTGGATTAGAAGAAGTCCAGAATGATCCGGGAACTTTTACTTGGGGAACTTTACTAAAAATGCTTATATCTGGTGGATTATAATATCCAGAACCACCATTATCTATAGAAACTGATGACACTATAGAATTAGAGATATTTATTGATACTTTTGCTTGTTCGGGATGAGCAAATTTAGAATCCCTAATAACAAAGTCCTGATCAGTTTCAATTATACCATCAATTTCAAATAATTTAATAGTGTCTACAAAAATTTCGGTACTAGAATCTGTAATATCTTTAATAATATTGCATGAAGGATTTAACTTTGATGCAAGTTCCGGTCTTGTTTTAAAAATCTTTTCCCCATTTATAAAGATATCGTTTTTCTGTTTCGACCAATCAACAGGTCTCCTTATAGCATCATTTGTTCCTAATCCAACATTACTATAAACATTTGTAGTAGTAGTATTTGAACCCGGTATATTATATACTCTTCTAGAAAATTGATCATCTAAATTTTTATTCGGTTCTTCTAAAATAGTTAGATTATCACCAATTTTAACAGTTTCTAGTATATTACTTTCGATAACATCCTGATTAGATCCCTTAAAGAAGAGTATTGAAATTATTGAATTTTTTCTGGGAGGTTCTGTAAAAGTTACTTGAGTTCCACCCTCAAAAGTGAATGCTTCACCAGGAACTTGTAATATATCATTTATAAAAATTAATAAATTATTTTGAAGATTAAATCCTCTATTTTGATCTACGTCCAAACTAACAAAAGATTTCTCTCCATTTAAAGTTCTAGTTAGAGGAAATCTCTTTCTAAAATCATTTGCTAGAATTGATATATCATCAAATAATATTAGTTCACCAAAATTATATCCAGAAAACTTATCTCTAGATACATTCAAAACTGTTAATGCAAATCCAACATGACTTCCTGGACTTACATAAGGACTTGTTGGTATTCCTGATATTGATAAAGTATCATTAATATCATATCCTATTCCAATATCAATTAATTCAAATTCAAATGTAGATCCTGCGATACCGGCTATCACTAAATCTCCTTTTGCATCTGATCCATTACCACCAATAAGTGATAAATTTGAATATGAATTGGGGAAAGGTATTTCTGGAATGGGATATGCATTTATAGTACTATAATTAGATCCCCCGTTATCAATTCTAAATCCAGTTATAAATCCGACATTAGATCCGGGAATAACTGTGCCTCCACTATCATATGTGTGTCCTATAGTGGAAGTTCCGACTTGAATTTCGAAATTGGTAGAGTCAATAATTTTAGTAACTTTAAATTGAGATGGTTGAGTTCCATCTGGGAAAATTGTTGTAGTAACTCCAGAATGTACAGAATCGCAAGTAAATGCGATTCCACTTAATATAACATCAGGTATTTGTGATGTTGTCAACCCATGAGGTGAAGATACTGTAACTGTGGATAATCCAGTATTTTTATCATAAATGAAGTTACTAATATTAACAGTATTTCCTGAATAAGTTCCTGTACCGACTAAAGCATATATTGTTGCTCCTGTACCAGGATTAGCATCATTAATAGTAATTAATTGATCTTCCCTATAACCACTACCCCTTTCCTCTAAAGTTATTCCAATAATTTCTCCAGCAACAACTTGACCTAAACCAATAGATGCATGTGCTTTTGTCAACTCTTGATATCCATATCCCCGTTCAATTTCATATGATAAAATAGATCCCCCGGAAGGTATGGTTTCATTATTGGTTCCCTTAAATTCAATTGATGCACCAACTCCAACATTTTGAACTAAATCATAATCAGTTCTCGGTATTTGAAAAACATTGTTTATTAACATAACACCACTACTAACATCTGTTCCTGTTAGTAGTCCGACAGCAGATGAAAATATGTTTTCAACAGAATTTTTATTTGAAGTTAATTCGAAGTTTGTTTTGGAACCATCAAATTGATATGATATATCATCAAAAACATAATTTTCATTAAAACCCACTCTATTAAATACTCTTCCATGAAATTTCATTCTCATGAAAGAAGAATTAATTCCTGTATTTTCCGAAGTAAATGTTGAAGACAATCCACTTTGAGGTGCAGATGCAAAATAGATTACATCATCTCTAACAATGTATTCACCTTCTCTAATAGTCATAGAAGCACCTACAGTATGTGCTGCAGCAATAGATCCCATAAATCCCCTATCTACAGTTACGACGTTTGTGGATCCAAATCCAACAGAATCTACCTTAACAATTTCATCTTCAATTTGTATTAGAGAATTAGTAAAAATTGAAGTTATTCCAACTAATTTAATGGTAGTGCTTCCTATACCTACACTTTCTGCAAGACCAACATTTATATCTGAAAATGATAATGGGGATTGAATTATACCATCAATAGAAATCATACATCTAGTATTCTGGTTTAAAGACTTGAAAGTTTGTGTACCAATACCAACATTGGTTATATCAAAATAGTTTTTGCTTATCGCATCAGTACTAAACCCAGCAAGTCTAAAGTGACTAACGTCAATAAAAGAAACTGCTACTTGTGAAGGCAACTTATCTGTGGAAATGCCACCAATAACGCCAGTTGTAGAGGCTATAGATATTCTTTCTTCTCCAACTCCACTATAAGAAACAACTTCACCATCAACAAAATTATGATTTGGAATATATATCGTGTCTGTGGATGTATTAATAATATCAGTTTTCGATGAATCAAATTCTTTGACAAATAACGGCACATTATTTACTCCATTTTCACTTGTAGTTAATCTAAAGGAAGTTAATCCAACAAAATTGCCACCATCATCTGCATCATATTCTCCGGTGAATTGATTTGAAATATCATCAAGAATAATTGATCTATTAGAGATAGAAATAATACTATCAGTCAGTTGTTTAGAATCAAAATTTATTTCATTCGAAAAAGAAAATTCTCCGGCATCAATATTATTTTCTACAACATAATCGAAATTATATACCTTCTCTAAATTTATAGGATCAGATTCTATAATTAAATTTGATGATACTTCACCCTCATTAGATTTAACTTGTGACTGAACATCGTCTAGAATAATAAAAGATGCAAATTTCTCAAAACCACATATATGATTTAAATTTTCTACTGTAGATTTCCACTCATCCAAAGAAACTTCAGACGAAATATCATAAGCAAAAGGTTGATAATAAAAATTATCTGATATTACTTGAGTGTCTAAATTCAATTGACTAAAGCTAGAGTCTAATTCTAAGATAGAATTGGTGGATGAATCTCTAATTAAAAGTGATTTTTGATTAACCACCTGTGTAACTATAGATCGTGCACCACTTATAGATCCAAATAACACATCCCCAATATTTAAAATGCCAGTTTGATTCTTGAGAGAAAGAACTTTATTTTCCGAATTCCATCCATCCTCATCTATAGTTGCACTATATCCAGAAGAAGTAAATACTGATTCTCCAGCAGAGTAATTTGATACTCCAAGAATAGCATCAAATTTAACTAAATCTTCTAATTTAATTGCTCTACCAAAAGAAGTTAAACTATCATAATCTCCTGTAGATGATCCATATCCAGCAACTTCAGAAATATTATATGTAATTTTTGAATTTCCTTGAATAGTATTAATTCCAGTAATAGTGAAGGGGGCAAAATTATGATCTTTGGAATTAAATCCACTTACGCCAGTTCCAACTGCATTTATACCCTCGACATAAATTTTATCATTAACTGCAAATGGGAAATCTACAAATCCATTATTGGGTTCTTCTAAAAAGAGATTTACTGTTTGATTATCAGATTCGACACTAACATTAAATATTTCTACTCCATTAGTGTGAAAATCTGCATAAACAATCAAATCATTATCAAGAACGCCATTATCCCTTGTTATTAAATTAACCGAATTTACACTATTTCCATTCAATTCTGCTTGAGTAGTAATTTCGGGATATCCAAATACTTCAACTTTTGGAGGTAAAATATAATTTTTACCAGAATCTGTAACTGCAATACCAACTAATTTATTGTTAAACTTAACAGATACTATAGAAGGTATATCTAAATTGAATTTATATGTACTATCGGAAGAAAAATTATAAACAGAATTGATTAAATCAATATTATCTTCATCACCATCATCTTTCAATAAAGTATATCCGAAAGATGCTCCGATTCCGGTTTCTGACATGATGCTAGATATACCTACTGGATATAAGAAAGATGATCCAGAATTGGTTATTTTAACTTTATTAATTGGTCCTTTTGCATGTATTGAAGTTGTTGTATATTTTGGTGATGAGTTTGTTGAATCATATATTAAATTATTAGGATTATCATACAATTCAATATTAAATTGGGTTGCACTAGATACACCAGTTACTTTATAAGAATTATTGTATATACTGTTGATAACAGAGATGGAAGTATTTTTATCGAAGTAATCATTAATAATTTGCCCATTTCTTCTTGCAAGAATTGTCACTTCTGATGGTATTTTATTAGTATCTATTGTTACGGAGTCGGGTTCAAATATAAATGATGATGTATCCAAATAATTAGATGTGGTTGAATCTCCAGAATAGTAATTTATATCAACCGGAATAGTGGATATTCCTATTAATTTTATTTTTGATCCTTTTATAGCTCTAATATTTGGATTTATTTGTTCAATTTTATAGTACTTTGTTGCATCATCAGTTTCTGTAATATTAAGAATATTATTTGATCTTATATCATTTTCAGTTGATGTGAAAGAAATAATATTATCAGAATATGTTTTAACATATAATATTTGCCCATTATAAAAATCTGGACCTAAATTGGAGGACGATTCGGAAGAGTAAATAACTCTATCACCAGTTCTAAAACCATGACTGGGAAATGTTAAGGTGTTATTTGTAGAAGAAATCCCAGAATAAAATCTTTTTGCGGGAAATTTTAAGTAATCATAAGTATCATCATAAAGTAGTTGATATTCTTCCGTAAAAGAATCTCCAATCGAAAGTGTTATAGTATCATCTACTAATAATCCGTGTGGTTTTTCTGTATCTATAGTAGTAGTTAATTCAAAAACATCTCCTATTACTGGAGTGTTAAATGTAAGTGACTGGTCATCATCATCAAGATTGCCATCTTCAAAATAAAGTCCAAGATCTAAATTTTGATCTGTATAAGCTGCACCAACTTTTATTGGCACACTACTCAGTCCAATAAAGTTTTTTCCTAAATTTATTGTATAAAGATTTGAATCATTATCCAACGTATACGAATCATTTATCAAGTCTTTTGTGGGTGATACTGTTAATCCAAATCCAACAAAATTATAAGTTACTTTTTGATTATTCTTAAATCCATGATTGGGGATGTAAATTGCTTTTGGATTTACAGAAATTTGTGTTTGAACACCAACATAATCAATGATGGTATTTGATGTTGTACCAACTCCAACTTGCGATGTGTTAAAATAAACTTTATTATATTTGTCAGTATAAGATGTAGTAACAATACCGGTAGAAAATGTAAATGTGGAGGGAAGTATTTCTACATTGGAGAAGTTTTCATGTGAATCTATGGAAGTGCCATCGACGGATCTTTTTACTTTAAGTTGATTCAATTCTTCGTCAATTCTCAATACTTTCATTTTTTCACTATCAATTTTGATATAATCATCAATATTCACATTTAGTGAATCTACTGTGTCAGTTAATTTTATGTAAGTATTAATTCCTGTATTTGTAACGTCGTCAATTAATACTGAAGTTGACTCAATAACTCTAATTGGATAGTTTCCATTCAAAAAACTAAAGTCATTTGTAGTAATTCCACTAACAACTACTCTTATATTATCCCTATTAGAAAACTCATGGGGTTCATTATTAATAACTTTTATATTATTTGGATTTATTTCAAAATAAACACCATTTTTTTCATTTTTTGCAGTTGTGATTGTTGATATTGATACTCCTGATAGTGAAGAGACCTCTGCAATAGCATCACTGCCAAAACTTTCAGTGTTAAATACCTTTATTTTATCTCCTACGATATAACCATCTCCAGAATTTAGTACATTAATACTATCAACTATCGATTTTTTTTGATCGATGATTGCCAATGCACTTTGTTTGGTATTGATACTAGGTAAAAACGGATAATCAAATCCTTTCTTGTCCAGATTATATGGAGATGTACATGTTATTAACTTATCAATAATTGTTTTCAAATATGACTGCTTTGATTTTGTAAAATCTTCGTTAAATGTATCATATCTATCCTTTAATCCATAAATTCCATATGGAAAAGCAGGTAGACCCTCAGAATCTATAGTTGTAAAGTATGCATATGTTCCATTCGGAAAATCAGGTGTAATGCAGTATCTTCCATTATATTCATCAAGATCTCCAAAAGAATCATCATAGTAATAATCTTCAATAAAATATCCATTCGGATAATCACTTAAATTGGGTCTCAATCCAGAAGATTCTCTATTTTGTTGAACTAAGAAATCTAATGATCTATATCCAGATTTAATTCTCTTTGTTGCACTAAAAGAATTTGGTTCGGAAAATCCAAATTGACCATAAATTGGATTGCCATCAAATGCCCATCCCAAAATAGTTGCATGAGGATATGAAACGTTTGTTTTTGATACTTCTGCGTCAGTTAAATTTATAGAATCTCCAAACTTAGATCTCAAATCTTTTCCTGGATAAGATGATACAATCTGTAATGACTCAGATTTGCTTGGAATTAAATAATAGTCATTAACATTACCAATAAGATCTCCATCTGGAGATATATGTTTAAATATAGAATTTACTCTCCACTTCTGCAATTCTATATTAAAATTTTCACCCTCACCAGACACATTTACACTAACATTTGCAGTATTATTATAGTTAAATCCACCATTAATAATAATTACATCAATTAATTTTCCTTCTGATATTACTGGTAGTAGTTTAGCTCCAATCCCCTTACTGGTTCCTGGATTTACTATCAGATCTGGAAGACTCGAATATCCAGATCCTGAATTTATAACAAATACTGAAGAAACTCTACCATTATTAATAATTAATTCAACTCTAGCGTCTGATCCTTTTTCAATTTCAATATTTGGTGTTTTTATCAGATTTAATGTCTGAGAACCATATCCAGTACCATTACTATCGAGAACTGCATTAGTTATTTTACCTCTTACAACTGGAACTATTATTGGTGTAACGTCCGAATAATCATCAGTAACTGTAAATGAAATTTCTGGAGTTCGGAAGGAGTGTCTTAAAGAATTATTGGGAAGTGGGATATCAGTTAATATTACGTATTGTTGCTTATCATAATTAAACGTACTAATAGAATTTATATCAGATCCAGCAAAACATAATCTAAACTTATTATTATCAATTTTTAAAATATGGTAATAGTTATTATTTACCAATCCTCCAATAGTTGTAGAAGTTGATTCATACTTAAATAATTCTCCATTTTCAAATCCATGGTTTCTATAAAAAATGTAATTATGATCAATATTAATTCCTTTTAAAATATAATCATAATTATTTGAAGTTGGATATTCAGATATATTCTTATCAAAAGATATAATTTTAAATATAAATTTTCCTGGGTTATCAACGTCAATTCTTTCCAGTATTTTAGTTGGATTTACTGATGTTAATTGACTATCTCCAGATCCAAAAGTAACACCTAATCCTATCGCATCACCTGATAATGCATTTTTTTCAGTTCTTGCCAGTTTAATAACGGTATCACTTTCTTTTATGACAAAGTAATTAGAATTATTAATTAAGTTTCCCCCTCCTTCAAGTCCAATAGAAGATGCTGTTCCAATAACATTATATTTAACTTTTTCTCCAGTAATAAAAGTATGCGATGATGCAAAGGTAATAGTATTATTAATTAAATTAACACTCTCTTCTCCCGATTTGAAAATTTTAAAGTTATAATCATCCTTTAATACTGGTGATAATTTTACATCTTCATTATTTCCTCCAGTTATTTTAATGCTAATAGTATTTTTTACATTTCTTCCTGGATTAGAAACTAAAATTTCTTTTATTTCACCCTCTACGTGAAGTTTTATACTAGCTCCAATACCAACTGAAGTATTAGTAAAAATTCCAACAGGTGGATTAATTACATCAAAATCTTTTCCCCCATCAATGACGGAAACATTTTGTATTCTTCCATAATTGATTTCATCATCAACAAATGGTGGATATAAATCAACACCATTAGAAAGAATGCCAAATGGAATTACTGGTTTTTTTGAAAAATCATATTCAACGCCTTCATTAATATTAGTCTTTATTTTTCTAAGATTTTCTTGATCTTTTATTTCTTTATTATAATACTCGTCTTTTATTAAAGATACTGTAATGTCACCTTCTCCAAGTGCAATAATATAATCGGATAAATTTACAAAATTATTACCCTCCACCGAGGATGGTGATAAACCAAATTTAATTGTATTATCATTAACCTTTTTAATGTATAAAGACTGATTGATATTAATTGATTCAGTTCCACTCATTAATAATCTAACCTTTTCTCCAGATTTAAAGGTATGATTTTGATTATTAAAAACTAAAGAATCCGTTCCAAAACCTATTTGTCCTGTATTAGATATAGAATTGTACGTAAATGTTTTTAAATATGAATTATTTTTTAAATTTAAATCGAAATTAGAACTGGGAATTGAAGAAGCTGCGATATAATAATTTTTTATATCATTATCTACAAAAATTCTCTGAACGTTTGCTGATTGATTTGTAAAACCGAGAAATTTATTACTTAAACTTTTTCCAAGTTCATTTATTTTTGATATTACAATATCGGATCCTTCAATTGAAGATGGAACTATACCACTAACCTGTATTGAGAATACGGTTAAAACTTTTACTTGGACCGATTCCAATCCAGGAACTATTCTATCCCTTATACCATACTTATTAACTGCGTTAAAATATTTAACATCTACAATATCATTGTTTAAGAATGGATGAGGAGTTTCAAAAATAAAGGTTCCTGAAGATGCATCGATGGATGAAACTTTTACATCAATTTTTTTGTTTAAAATAAAACTATCAATATTTCTACTATTTTGTGAATATCCAAAATCTTTTACATTTAACTTTGAATTATTTTTTGAAATAATTTTTTTATTTGATAATCGGTTAGTTGTTGTATCAACTAACCTCATAGTAATTTTTTTAGAAGAATCTCCATCTTCATATGAATATATTTCTCTATTTGAAGTAACATCCGATCCAGAATCATGAGAAACATTAATATTGGAACATCCTTTGAATGAAGATACTGATTTAGATGTATATGAAATTATGTCCCCTTCAATTTCTATTACACCAGAATCTAAAAATCCTAATGTGCTATCGACGAATATTTCTACATCTCCTACCTTTACATTCGAGATTAAATTAGTTTTTCCGGAAAAGATAAAATTCCCATTAACCGAGTTTATTTTTAATTTATAAAAATCTTTTTTAGGAGTACTGAGTGTTTCAATATTAACTTCCTGATCAAGAACATTTAATGAATCTGTCGCATATAATAAAAACTGACTATCATTTATAACACTAGCCTCTGGAAAAACTCTACTTGTAGAACCATTTGAGGGAAACTGAACATAAACGGAATCTCCAGTAGATAATCCATGATTACCAGCAGTTACCCTAATTATATTACTGGATTGAGTTGCTATTCCCGCATAAGATCTTGTAGGTAAACTTTCAGATTTAATCAAGTTGAAATCATAAACAGAAGCCGTTGCTGCATTTATTCCTTCAGATATATTTTGATCTTGAAATAGTGGAGATCCTTTTATCTTCTCAATATCCCCGGATTTTAATTCTACAATTAAATTAGAAATATTAACATACTGTGATTCTGAGGGTGATAATGTTTTTTCTGATGGTAAAATAATTTCAGATTCTTTTCCATATAAAAGCTTAAAAAGAATTTTAAATGAATTAAAAGTTCCTTTCGAGGAGTAAAAATCTTTTATTCTGGGCAGAATTAAATTTGAGTCAATACCTTCATAAAAATCAATATTTTCAAATCCTGGCATATATTTGGATTTGAGATAGAATAAAAATTCTTTTAAAAATAAAATTCCTACATTAGTTACTTTAGATTCTGCCGTGTGTTCAACTGCTTCAGTCTGAGTAAAAATATAACTATCACTTGAATTATACTTACCTAATTGTGTTGCACCACTAAATCCTCGGTAACAATTTATAAATTGGGTATCGGTTTTATATTCATATCCAATAATTTCACCATCAATCTGAAGCAATCCATACCTTTGAGGCCAACCTTTAGTTGATTCAACAGTAATTGTAGTATCAAAGAATTCTATATCATCACTTAAAGTAGTTTCTTCTACCAAAAAAAATAATTTCTCTATTTTTTGATATTCTAACAAGTTTCGGATGATATCAATATCTGATCCAAAAGATTCTCTTGATATGAAGTAAGATTTTAAAAATTCTAAAAACAAAGGATTTTCTTCCAGAATAAAATCTGGAATTAAATTGGAGATTATATCTTCAACTCTAATTTTTTGATCTTCTATGTTAATATACATTCTAGCTTATTCTATAAAATCCTTTTTTATTATATTGCGGTGTAACTGAAAAATTAACTCCAGAAGTATCAGATCCAGATGAAACATCATCTCTAATCATATTAATTGCAGAACTTTCAACAGCAATATCTAGAAATAAATTTCTTTTCCCTAGAATATCGAAAGATGCTGGTAAACATTCCACTTCAATGATGCCACTTGATAATACTGAAGAAGTTATATTTAAACTATCTATAAACAATTCTCCAGACTGATAATCAATTGTTCCAACATTTTGAAGAAATTCTGGAGTGTCTCCATTCATTCTGAAAATCCACAATTTTCCATTGCTACTTGATACTGCTTCATCAGTAATATAAACAACTTCACGATATTTATCAATTTTAAATCCAGTTGATTTTATATTATAAAATGACCTTTCGGGGGAAAATATAGTATTGCCAAAACATAATTCATAACTAACATAAGAATTAAATATTGGTTGTAAGTTTCTTCTTAAAATAACATTGGTTATATTTGAAGTTATTGAAGTATCGGTGTTATCTATTAATGCAGTGATCTGAGAATATTTAAATCTACCTCCAAATCTAGTAATATCATTTGTCTGAGCATAACTTTCTAAAATAGTAAATATTTTTGATTTTACTATATCAGGATTACTAGTCAAATTTGTAGAATAATAGGCATTAACATCCAATTCAATATAAAGATTTTCTAAATCATCAATAACAATATCCAATCCTATTGGAGAATATTTTTTAAGTTCTGTTTTTAAATAATTTTTATCAAATAATGATAAAAATGAAGAGCTATCTGGTTTTACTGATACAAAAACTTTACCATATTGTGGTGGAGTTAATGTTTCACCTCCATAAGCTACGGCAGATTCTGCTTTTGGAAATATTTTAGGTATTAAAGTTTCATAGTCAGCACTCGTAACAGCTCTATTTTGTGTTGCTAAGTATCGACTTGCATATTTTTTAATTGAATCTATACTCTCAAGTTTAGATCCACCAATCGATGGTTGATTTACAACTGGTAAAATGCCTGATGATGCTATTTTAGTTCCCTCATTAGTAATTAAGTTTCCATTAATTATAAAGTTTTGCTGTCCATTTGGACCGTCTTCACTACACACAATATAAGTTACTTCTATTATATTACCATCCTCAAGTTTTTTACCAATTACACCATCACCAAATATTAATTGGTAAGTTTCATCCTTATATTCCTTTACTAGAAAGATATTGCTTATGGAATCTGAACCAATAATATTTTCTACAGAACGATAATTGGTATAGATTTCTTCAGAAGCACTCTTTTTAACCCTAACCCTAATAGTAGAAGTATCAATTCTTTGATTATCTAAAATAAATTTTTGATCTCTCTGAGATGTATTTACTGTAAATGATTGGTTTATAACAAGACCTTCATATATATCAATTTCTGAAAATGCTGCTTTTAAATTATTAATTGGAACAGTAATGTCTTCTAATACTGAAAATGTATAATTTGCATTTTCTATGTTTGAAACTGCTACTTGCCCCTTCTCTAGAGTTAAACTTGAAGCAGTATTTGAATTATCAAACGTTAAAGAAAAACTTATCTTTGACTTTGCAGATCGTGAAGATCTTGGTAAATATCCAATATTATCCGCATGTGCAATAACATTATCACGAATAGTAGCAGTATTCATAAAAGATTCATTTGCTACCATATTGGTATTATAAGAATTCAAAAAGGTATTATAAGCCAATATATCAATTAAAATTGAAAGGTTAGATCCCTCAAAATCATAATCAGTAAAATTTGAATTTGCTCTTAAATAATCTTTAATTGATTTTTTAATTCCATCAAAATCTAAATTTAAATATTGAATTGCTGGCATTTTAACTACCTAATAAAAATTGAATGTTCTGAGGAATATCTTTTTGACCAATAATTTCATAACTAATACTAATCTCTAAAGAATAATCAATATCATTATTTAAAATCGATACATCAATTAATTTCACTCTAGGTTCATAATTGCTTATTACATTGCGTATTTCTCTTTCTAATGAGAAATTATCATCATCGGTTTTTAATATTTCAAATAAGTAATTTTTTGTTTTTGTTCCAAGATTTTTTTCATAAAATCGATCACCAACATTAGTTTTAACTAAATTCATTACAGATTTCTTTATCGCATCAGAATTTTTAAGGACTAATATATCCTTTGTTACAGGATGAACTTTGAAACTCAAACTAATATCCTTAAATTCTTTTGACTGATAAGTGACCGGCATTCATAACCAGAGATTTACTAGTTTTATTTATTTCCTTTCTTTAGAAGTTTTCCAGAAATAATCTTCTTCATCACCTAATCCATCAAGATCATGTCCATTCTCAACTTGATAATACTGAGTGGACACTTTAAAATCTGGCATCTTTGGATCTTTAGGTGTTAAACTATTATCATATATCCTTAATCGATTATTTGGATATAATGCATATTGGCCATTATCTAACTCAATTAAATTATGTGATTTATGTTCTGATGGATTTTCACTGGTTGCATAATCAATTGTATCTGGATCCTGATGATAATTGTCTATAGTACATACGTAGGTGCCCCTCTGAGCACCGTAATCCCTTGTATAGCACTCATAGGTCATAGAACCGATAAACTGCTTCTGTACTGCCACTACACCGTAATCCATACAATTCCAAAACTGTAGATTATGTAAACTCATATCAGGTTCTGGTTTCTTTGGTTCACTTACAAATGCACTAATTGGTAACTTATCATACATTGCTGCATACTCCGGTAAGTATGTCTCAAAATAAAAAGCACGTCCAGGCATCGATTTAATCGATACCCAAACGCCCTTTACATATTCTTCATGACCACTTTGATGATCAGTTAAATATTCTTTTCTTACCCATACTTCAACAGCAGGAAGATTCGCAATTAAGCAAGACATTAATAAAAGTTTATATAACTCTTATTATTTACCTTGTCCACGATATGGTTTCTTCTTTTTATTTCGACTCGTTGCAGCATATTTAGTATTTTTACATTGTCCCTGTCGAGTGTTTTTTGGGAAAGCCTCAATTTGAATATTCTTTCCGAGAGCACTACGCATTGCCATAATTAATCCTCTTTTCGTATAATAGTTTCAATTTCGTTTGGATCTGGTTCTCCATGAATATAATATTCTTCTGCTAATTCTTCTAATACATCGAGAAAAGCAGATTCCGAGTCGCCCGAGTAAATCCGACGACCCGATACCTTTACCTCATAAATCATCAAATTACCCGAGTTTTTTCATGACCAACACGTACTTGAGGATCACACCAAATCTCAAAACCAC